GCAAAAGGCAATAAGAAAAGAGAAATTACAAAATTTTTTTGATAAAAACAAATAATTTCTTTAGTTTTCTAAAAAATTTATATATTTATTTTCGAATATCCTATCTTATATAGGATTTTTTTATTAAGACTTAGTTGGTTAATGAATACCCTTCTCTTATAAGGCGTGACCGAACAACCGACAAAATATCATTGAAGTTCCACAATACAATAACTTCACAGGAACAAAAATACATTTTAAAAATGGCAAATTCAAAATTGTTAAAAGAAGCAATCGCAGATGCTAAAGCGGTTAAAGAAACTGCATTGGCTAACGCAAAGCTTGCACTTGAAGAAGCCTTCACACCAAGACTACAGTCTATGTTAACTCAAAAGTTAAGAGCTGAAGCCGAAATGGAAGGAGACGAGGAGCAAGTTGATGAGGAATTAGATTCAACAGGAATCGGTTCTTCAACATCTAATCCTACTTTAGATGCACATACTGAATTCGAAGGTGGTTCTACTGAAACTACATCTGGTGAGCCTGGAGCTCAAGTTGCAGATTTCAAAAAAGTAGCAGACATCAACGAAGAAGAGGGTGCAGAAGAAATGGATAAAGATGCTGAAATCGCTGAACTAAGAGCTAGATTAGCAGAATTAGAAGGCGAAGATTCAGAAGAAGAAGCTCCAGCGATGGAAGCTGATGACATGATGGGTGGTGAAGAAGAAAACCCATTTGCATCTGAAGAAGGTGATGGTGAAGAGTATGATGTTACCGGTAACGAAGAAGAAGATACCGAAGATGACATGGACTTAGAAGCAATCATCAGAGAGTTAGAAGCACAATTAGGCGATGAGGAAGGTTCTGAAGAAGAAGCTCCAATGGCTGAAGCAGAAGAAGGTGAAGAAGAAGAAGCTAAAAACGAAAATTTAGCTGATGGTTCTGAAGCTGGAACTGATAAAGGCGAAGACCCTAAAGTAGTTGTAACTAACGAAGAAGAAGAATCAGATGAAGTTGACTTAGAAGAAATTTTAAGAGAAATGGAAGCTGATATGAAAGGCGATGAAGAGAAAGTTGATGAAGCTGAAGAAGCTGAAAAAGAAGCTGAATTAGAAGAAGCTTACAAAACAATCAAATCATTACAAAAGACTATCAACGAAGTGAACTTATTGAACGCTAAGTTGTTATTCGCAAACAAATTATTCAGAGCTCACAACATGACTAACGAACAAAAAGTGAAAGTGATTGAAACTTTGGATAGAACAAAATCAGTAAGAGAGGTTAAATTGGTATTCTCTACATTAGCAGAGAACTTCAAATACACTTCAACTACTAACAAAACTACTAAAAAATCTATTTCAGAAGGTATCGCTTCTAAAGCAGTTAAATCAACCGCTCCAAAAGCAGCAGCTAAGCAAGTAATTGCAGAATCTGCAGATTTCGCAAATAGATTTAAAAAATTAGCAGGTATTATTAAGTAATTTATAACAAAAAACAATTAAAAAGTACATAAAATGGACTTAAAAAAATTAATGAACGGAGCTAACCCACAAAGCGTAATGCTTGAGCAAACTAGAGGTTTGAAAGCAAAGTGGGAAAAAACAGGCTTATTAGAAGGTGCAGGTTCTGAAACTTCTAAGCATGGCATGGCAGTAATGCTTGAAAACCAAGCAAAACAATTATTAGATGAGGCTACAAGAACAGGTACTTCTTCAGGTTCTGAAGAGTGGGCTGGTGTAGCATTACCATTGGTAAGAAGAATCTTCGGTTCAATTGCAGCGAAAGAATTCGTTTCAGTTCAACCAATGAACTTACCTTCAGGTCTTATCTTCTATATGGACTTCAAATATGGTTCAAACCCAGCGGGTAATCCAAACTTCACTGGTTCTTCATTATTCGGTAATGGTGGTGCATTTGGTTTAGATAGCTTAGATTCTAACGCTACTAAATTAGGTTCTACTCAAGCTACTGAAGGTGGTTTATATGGTGCAGGTAGATTTGGATATACAATCAACAACGCAACTTCAACAATCGTTTCAACAATGTCATCTGCATCTTTAGCAGATATTGATTACGATTTATCAGACGCAACTGTTTCTGCATCTTATGCAGGTAACACATTGAAGAAATTTGTAGTAGCTTTACCATCTGATGCAGATTGGAATGGTGTAAGAGCTTTCGAACCAACTTCATTGACTGGTTCAGTAACTTTCTATCCTCAATACACTACTAAGAATGGTTCTAACGTTGAATTCGTTGCAACTGCAACTGGTATGGGTAATGATAACACAGTAGAAGTATCTTTAGCATACCACAAACAACCAACTGATATTTCAAGAGGTGATTTCGAAGATAGAGGTTCTGATTTAGCGATTCCAGAAATCGAATTAGAATTGAAATCTGAGCCTATCGTGGCTAAGACTCGTAAGTTAAAGGCTATCTGGACTCCAGAATTGGCACAGGACTTAAACGCATACCATTCAGTAGATGCTGAAGCTGAATTAACTCAAATGTTATCTGAATACATCTCTTTAGAGATTGATTTAGAAATCTTAGAGATGTTACAGCAAAACGCATTCTCAACTGAATACTGGTCTGCAAGAGTTGGATATGAGTGGAATGGTGCCGGTTTCTCAATTGATTCATCTGCAGCAGCAGCTTCAGCATATCAAAAGAACACATGGTTCCAGACTTTGGGTATCAAATTACAAAAGGTATCTAACAAAATCCATCAGTTAACAATGAGAGGTGGTGCTAACTTCGTAGTAGTATCTCCAAACGTTGCAACTATTTTAGAATCTATGAATGGTTTCTCTGCAAATCCTGGTAAAGATGCTTTACAATTTGCTGCAGGTGTAACTAACATCGGTTCTATCTCTAACAGATATGATGTTTACAAAAACCCATACATGACAGAGAACGTAATCTTAATGGGCTTCAAAGGTTCTAACTTCTTCGAAACAGGAGCAGTTTACGCACCATATGTACCATTGATTATGACTCCATTAGTTTATGACCCAACTAACTTCACTCCTAGAAGAGGTGTGATGACTAGATACGCGAAGAAAATCGTAAGACCAGAGTTCTACGGTAAGATTCTTGTAGATGGTATCAATACTCTTTAATCTTTGAGTAGATTAGGTAAGTAATAAACTTACAATAAACAAAAGGGGAAGTAGAAATACTTCCCCTTTTTATTTTATATCTGTTATTGCAACATTAACTCAAATAGGATAACTTATCTTTTTATATTCTTATAGTAAATATAATTGGAATAATATGTCTTTAAACTTAAAATGGCCAGGCAGTGGTTCAGCTATTGCAGGTAAAACTCCATTTGGAATCTACGATAGTGATACTGATTTCATTAATGATGGACCTAAAACAGCAGTTTGGTGTGCAAAAAGATTGGGATACCCTATCATAGATATTGAAATGGTTGATGAGCAATTTTATGCTTGTTTTGAAGAATCGGTATCAGAATATTCAGCACAAGTAAACCAATTCAATCTTAGAAATAACTTAGATATTCTTAAAGGACAGCCAAAGGAATCAGCAGGTGGTAGAGGAAATTATTCACAAACACTTGTGGATGGTTCTTTCTTACCAACAACAGTTCGTATGTCTCAACAATATGGAACATTAGCTGGAGTTGGTGGTAATACCGATATTAAAAAAGCATATATTGATTTAGTTCCTGGCCAACAAAAATACAATTTAATGAGTGCATCAGTTGATGTAGAAACATCTGCATCATTTGCAACAACGTATGTTAGTGGTTCTACAATAGATGTAATGAAAGTTTTCTATGAAGCAACACCCGCTATTCAAAGATTTTTTGACCCATATTCGGTTGGTGGACAGGGTACGTTGAATTTGATGGATGAAATGGGATTTGGTTCATATTCTCCAGCTGCACAATTTTTATTAATGCCTTTATACGAAGATATTTTAAGAATTCAAGCAATTGAGTTAAATGACCATATTCGTAAATCACATCATACATTTAATATAGTAGATAATAAAATAGAAGTATTTCCTGTACCAAGAGCAGGATTTGGTCCGACTAGATTATATTTTGATTATATGAGTAGAGATGAATTTGAACATAATTCACAAACTATTCAATCAGACTCGCTTTCGGATTATTCGGATATTCCATATGATTTTATTCAATATTCAAAAATAAATGATGTTGGTAAGCAATGGATTAGAAAATACACTTTAGCACTTTCAAAAGAATTATTAGGAGCAATTAGAGAAAAATATAATTCAATTCCAATTCCAGATGCTGAAATAAGTTTAGACGGAGCAGCATTGAGAGCAGAAGCACAAGTTGAAAAAGATGCACTTATTACGCAATTGAGAGAAAACTTAGAAGAACTAAGTAGAAAAAATGTGATGGAAAATAAAGCACATGAAGCAGACCATCAGCAAGAAATGCTTAGAAAAGTACCTTTAAAAATATATGTAGGATAATATGCCAAAGTTTATTTCAGAAAGAGATGTTGCATTTTTCAAAGGTATAGCCAGAGAAATTGTAGATGTTGTTGTAGAAAATACAATTGTATTGTTCAAAGTTAATTTGAATGAAACAAAAATAAACATCTATGGTGAAGCTATGAATAAAACTTGGTATCCAGGCGTACAATTATATGCTTTAATTAATAAAGAGCCAGAAACATCTACATATGAAGGATTTGGACCTGATGCAAATCAGAATATAGAATTTAGACTTGATAGATTTATGTGTGAGGAGAAGGGAGTATATCCTGAAATAGGTGATGTAATTTTCTTTGACAAATCTTATTATGAAATAGATAATACAAATGAAGTACAATTTGTAGGAGGATTACCTGATAATAACTTTAGTATTGTATGTAGTACATTTATGGTTAATAAATCATCTCTAAATATAGAAGAACGAATTAATTAATTGATATGTCAATAAATCCAATAAAACCCCAACTAAATAGGGCAAATGAAATAAAATCCAATGTTGGAGATGTTAAGAAAAGTGTAGGTCTATTTGATATAGATTACGCTATGATGACATATTTGGAAGATGTTGCTTTACCAAAATTAGATTATAATGGTAAATCGGTAACCATTCCTGTAATATATGGTAACTCCGAAAGATGGAAGGGAGCTAGAAGAGATGGGGTATATAGAGATAAAAAAGGTTCTATTCAATTGCCGATAATGATGATTCGTAGAACATCAATTGCAAAAGATGAGGCAATGCCAATGCAAAATAGACACGTTTCATATCCAACTATAACAAAGTGGTCAAAAGATAATAGATATGATAGATTTACAGCGTTAGGTGGTAATACGGCTCCTAAATACGAACTATTTAATATTGTAATGCCAGATTATGTTGAGGTTAATTATGATTGTATGGTATGGACCGATTATACAGAACAACTTAATTCTGTAATAGAACAATTAAATTTTACATCTCAATATTGGGGAGATAGAGATAAGTTTAAATTTAGAACAAGTATTTCTGATTTTAATGTTGTTAACGAAGTTGGTGAAGGTTCTCAAAGAATAAATAGAGTAGAATTTTCTTTGAATGTGAAGGCTTATTTATTACCAAAAACATTTGATGGAGAATCTACCACTAAAAAATCAATGTCTACAAAAAG